GATCACAAAAAAGCAGCTAAAAAAATTCGCCTCTAAATTAAACAAATTTTATTAGCTGCTGGTAAAGAATCGGCAATTATGTGGCTATATCTCTGAAAAACTGTTTATCAGATTATCGATAATTTTCTTTTGGCTGGCAGAAAGTTTTTCGTATTTAGCCTCGAATCCGGATGGCTGGCGAGCCGCAATCAGTCTTTCGATGACCTGGTGCACCTCGGCGCAATCGGTTTTTTCGCTGGTCACCTGGAGCCATGCGGCGAAAAAATCCAGCTCCAGCACCTGGCAAATCCGCACGAGCAGTGCGTCGCTAGGCAACGAAAAGCCCTTTTCCAGACGTGATATGTAGGCGGGCACGACGCTCAACGCGGCGGCCAGCGCGCGCTGCTGGATATCGGCGCTGAGGCGCGCTTCCCTGAATAGCAAATAAAACGGCATCATAAAAAAACTCCTTGAATGAAGCGGAAGTGAATTGGTTATTGATTGTGATGCCGTATAGTAACATGTTTCTTAGGGGAAAGAAAGGGGGCTGGATTAAAAATGAAGCTGTTTCAATAGATTATCTATCTCGGAGGAATCTATAAAAGCTAAATTATCTGGTTTGCTGGCTGGGATAATTGCGGATTTATCAGATTCTGCGCCTAAAACAAATATAGCTCTATTGTAAATTATTGGCGATAATGTCAATTTCTTAATAAATGCAATGTTCATTATCGGTTTAATATTCTGATTTTTAAGAATTTGTGTATAAATATCCCACGTATGACCGGTTGTATAATAATCATCCACTAAAATGCAATATTTGTTGGCACAATTAATCTCAATTGTCTCGGATTCGCTTTCAGTGCTCATTTTAATTTCGGGGTGTTTATGCCGGCTGGCGCGCTCTTTTATCCGTCTCAGGTATCCGCATCGCTCAAAGGAATTTTGCCAGTTAGATGTATCAAGATTATGTTTCGGGATGCAAAGGATGGGTAATTCAAATATATCCCATAGGCATTCGCTTAAGCGATTTAGCAATTCAATGCGCTTATCAGTCAGCGCAAATTTTATCAAATAGCCGAAAAGATCTTCGTCACCAGCTAATGACCGCCGGCGAGTTTTGTATGCGTCAAGAAAGAAAATGCCTTCCTGTTCACTGAATATGAATAAAGACTTTTTTATTTTGTTTATGAGCATAATCTATCGTAAATTTAGTTCCCCTGGATTTTCCATCCCAAATCGCAATGGCATAATCAGCCCGTTGTACCATCTCCTCATTACGTACTAATGGCGCTCTCCTGCCGTAAAGCGCATACTGAGGTTTGTAAATCGTATAGGGAATGCGCGATTCTGTGGCGTATCTAATAGCAAGCTGATCCACTCCAATTGCTCCCCCGCAGATGATTTCCCCCAAATCATAGGTCTGTAAAATATCCTTAACAAACTTATAATCCGTGATTTGCCTTGAGCCGCTAACAAGCGTGATCGATTTCATGTTTTGATTATAGCAGAAAAAAATCAAAGAGGCGCTTCGCCCCGCGCAATTTACCCACGGGCGGCTCTGATTTTTTATCAGTAGTTAATTTCGCATTAGCAATAGCCTCCGAGAAATTCATTTCAAGCCCGCCATTAACGTTTCGCGATTTTTAGACTAGTATACTGCCATCTTCCTCATCAGAGAGGGTCTATATCGCTCCCACGCGGTTTTTTGGGCATTCCTGGCGCGAGCTTCACGGAGTCAGGAAGCGGCGCCGGCGGAGTGCCGACGGTGACAGGCTGATGCGTGATTAGCCTCAGTGCGATGTTTAGTATCGCCATCGCCGGCGTGAGATACTCCAGCGGGATCAATCCGGTGCCGGCGAGCTGGTCGCCGAGCGCGGCCAGAGCCGCCAGAAGGTTCATCCAAAACGTTTTTGAGCTAAATATCGATTTGCCGAGTTGGGCCTTTGTGTCGCTCATGGTTTTTCTTGCCTTTCTTTTTAGAAGACAGATTAAAATGCGATAAACCAGTTTTTCCATTATTGTCATTGCCTTGTTTTAATATCTCGTTAAACGCCTGCAATGCCGACAATTTTCGGCAGCCCTGGGGAGCCATAATCGGCGAAGCCTTGCCCGTTACAGCGCATTTAGCAAGCAATTTACATGTTTCGCACTCATCCCGATGGTTTTTACGCATAGTCCACCCCCGGCATGAGTCCGCCAAAACCTTTAGTCACCCACGTCCCGCCTGGCAGGCAGCGAGTCAGTGTAACCGCCTTTATCCTACCGCCGACGGCCTCAATGATCATCATCGGGAGCGTGACGACTCCGACGTGGCAAGCAATACCTCTGGAATTCGCCAGAAACACAATCACTGCTGGCGTATGCAGGCATTCGATCATAGGGCGTTCCAGCTGATAGTTTTTTACCCACTGCCACTGATAGCGAGCGCCGTCGGGGCAGATTTCGCGAAGCGTTTTTCCAGTGCCAAGCTCCCATCGGCGAGCCGCCTCCCGATAAACGGCCTCCACCAGCTCCGAGCAATCAACTGGCTGCGTCATATCGGAGAGGTCGGCGACTTCAGCGCCGAATTTATATTTTCGTCCGAGCTGGCTCATAGCAATATCCACAATTGATTTTGCTGATATCATTGGCTACACCTCATATCCCATCACCTCGATCTCATAAACTCCCATTTTCTTAACCTCATAGACATACAAGAGCTTATCAGTACATCCCAGCCCATCGGCGCTCGGCCAGTCAGAGTCGGTTAGTGCTATGATGTCGTAGCGCTCCAATGGCAGCGCTCGGAGGTCAGTCCGAAACGTGATGCCTCGTTTGAGATAAAAACCTGCTCGCAGGAAACCGTAGAGGTTCTCGATGCTGGCCAACGTGCGAATAGCATAGCAATCAAGCTCCAGGCTCATCTTTTGGCGATAGCGCGCCTGGCTGTCAGCCAACTCGCCATCGCCAGCGCTCGTCTTAGTTTGAGCCGCCAGTGTCAATTGCCCTGTCGGAAGCCGCAAGGCGTCGCTATTCTGGGCGTATTGCTTCTGCCAATAAAGCCGAATGTCGTTTATCAGTGTCTCAAGCGGCGTCCAGTGATAGCGCTTATCGCTGATGCTGCTATTGTCGAAGAAATAAACAACGCTATCCTCTTCCGACGGCGAGACGGTGGCCAGCGAAAACATTGGCACCATCCGCAACCGTCCAACTTCCCACAGAAAAATGCAATGGCATTGCCAGGCTAATTCCTCCAGGTAGGCCATTAAGTTTTGTCGTTCCGATACCGCAAAGTTAAACACTATCGGCTGTTGCGTCAGCATACTTAAAGCAGTTTCGAAGCTGTCGCGGTCTAAATATCGTTCGTCTATGATTTTCTTGCCGATATACCAGGCAACATCGGCAGGATTGGTAAGCAGCTTATAAGTTCCGTCAAGCGAGGTCTCCTTGAGTCCGTCAATATCAAGTAGCAGCGTCCAGTCGTCGTCGTGGTAATACTCCACCTCCAGCCAGGCTTCGTAAAGTTGAAACACCCCATCAAGTGCCGCCTCGGTGTTGGTAAGCGCAAACCGTATTTCGCCGATAAAATCCGACAACCAGTCCCAGCTTGCGGGCGTTTTTCCAAACTCATTGGTGATGTCAATTTCGGCGATGGCGGCCACCTGATCGCCGACATCGCTTAAGCCAGTATTGTCTAGCGGGTGTCCGGCGCCTTGCGTCAAGATGTTGGTCAGATAATAGGAGGCGCTGGCCGTGATATAGTCGTCCTTCCAGTATTTGACTTTGAGATAAACCGCCTTGATTGCGCCATAATCCCGATAACCGCATAAGCGATACTTTATCACGTCGAGATCAGCGCCAGCCAGGATGCTGTACTGAAAGAACGTATCAATATCCTGGTCATCGGCGGCATTATGGCCGCCCTGGTTGGCAAAATTCAGCATGATGCGCTGAGTCTTGGAACGGCTCGGAAACCCTATGCGCGGCGGCTGTTTTGTTACCAGGATATTCTTACGAAGGTCAGTCGTAGTCGGCCCGTAGTCGTAGTCGTTGGCGTCAAGCTGGCTCAAATAGCCATTGGAAAGCAGCGCATAAGCAGCGTTGATCGTCGCACTGTCAGGCGACCGCCCTTCAGCATTGGTTATCGCCCAGTATTCAGGGCATAGCTCCAGCGTTACCGTTTCGCCTGGCTCATGGGCCATCATTGCCGTCCCCAGCGACAAGCCCCGATTGACGTGGCCGAGCGAATGGGTCGCCGTATCGAAATAATGAAAAACAACCAGCTCTTCACCGATTTTCGCAAACATGCAAAGCGAAAATGCTAATCCTGCTGGGTGTTGGGTCGGGCAACTGAAGTAAAGCCCGCGTTGCAACTCGTCAAAAGCATAGACGCCCGCTCCGAGTGCGGTAATTTTACCAGTGTAAATGAACTCATTGTCAATGCGGAAGTAGCCTCGACCTGGTGGTGCGCCGCTGGTAATCGTAGCTTCTATGTAAAGTGCGTTCTCATTGAGCACGCCATTGAGCGTCGCATAACAGCCGCCGACGCCGGGATATAACCCGATAATATCACCTTCCAGCAGGTCAGTTTCCAGCGCCACCGCGATATAGCTATCAGTCGTAGCGTCCAACGTATCAGCCAAGATTGCCTGCGGTCGCTCGAAAACCTTCGGCGGCGCCCACAATCCGCCATTAGCCAGGCCAATCTCACCGAATACATACGGCCAGCCTTGACCGATGGCGTCCTTTGGGCAACTCCAGAGCACCGAGTCCTTGATAATAACTTCATCGGGAAATGGCTGGTTGAAGCGACTGGTGAAGTCTTCAATCGTAAGCTCTACCTCATAAGGATTGCCTTGTATCTGGCGAATAGCCCCCCAGAATATCAGCTCGGCAGCGATATTGCCCTGCTGATTGCCAAGATAACCCCACTCGTCACCCCAGGGGCCGCCCCAGCCATAGGGCAAATAGACGTCATCGCCATATATCTTGTAAATCTTGGCGTCTTTATTGTGGAGGTCGAATTGAGCGTCGAGCTGCCAGAACTTGCCAGTCAGCTTAATGGTCATGTCGCCGAGGGCGCTGGTACGAGCGCTGAACTCCAGGTGCTCAGTGATGTCGCCCCACTCCAGCACGTAGTTGTAGACTTCGATGTCAATGCCGACGATAGTCAGCTCGCGGCTGGTGAGGAAGATGTCTTTTATTGGCTCGCCGCCGACTTCGATTTGCAGGAGATAGGAGTGCGGCAGGCCGCAGCGAGCGGCGTTCTGGACGGCTTCGAGGATGTGGGCGTCAATGTGTTTCATAGTGTTTCATAGCTCTTCTTCTATGACTATGTTTATCATATAACTGCCCTGTGGATTCCACGCGATAGATAGATCGCCGATAAATCGCACAGTGTAGGCGCTTCCCAGGGGATCGGTAAACGTCCAGCTCTGGTGTTTTCCAACTCGCAGAAACCAGTCCTCAAAACTATTTTTTTCAGCCAACGGCACGTACCGCCAACCGATATTCCATCGGCGCTGCTGGTCTCGGCCGGTATCGTAGGCGATTTTTGAGCCATTCTGAAACGCATGCACAATGTCAAAATCCATCCGCATCGGTTCGTAGATTTCGGGATCATTGGCTGGTTGGAAAACATGCTGAAATGCAGGATAGAGAGAATCTCCGCTCCCGCTCACCAGGGCAGGCGTGTAATCGGTGCCGCTTTTGATGGTGACACCAGCGTTGTCGAGGTCGCCAAAACAAATGGGACGGGAAAATTTATTTGTGCTCATAATTTTACGATTCCTTTATAATAACTATAATGTACAGCGTCAAAATTTTCGCTCCCTCAGAAAACATGATTTCGTTAATGTCTGAAATTTTAATTTGAAAACTACCGGCCACCATATTTTCTAGCGCAATTTGAGACAATTCCTCTAATAAATTGGCACTAACAAAAACAAAATACGGCGTTGCCCAGGCCGGCACATGCGCAACGAAACTCACGGTTACATCACCCGCTCCATTGCGCACCACAGCCGTCTCCATCCCAGAGCCCACCAGATTAGTCAGTGTGTAGGTTGACCCGCTACTCACGATTTTAGCGGCCATGATGGTGAGCCCGTCGAAATCGTTCGCCCCACCCCGCACCCATTTATTGAGCGTATCCGCATTTATCGGCGCTCCGGTTATTGCTATAGCCATATTATCCTCCTATCGCTAAAAAACTAAATGCCCCGCTGGTTATTTGCGCGTTAGTCTGGTTTCTCAGCTCGATGTCAACATAATCGGTTGCAACTGTCACGATAATCACCTGGTAGAAATTTGCTGTGGTGGCCCCGAATGACGTCGCTATGACCGTCGGGATTGCGCTAAACCGACCCCGGAAGCGCAAACGGTAGCTGCCATCGGCATTCTGTCGGGCATTGGTTTGCATACCGAACGACGCGGATATGTTGATAATCGCGCCAACCACAACAGCATATCCACCACAGAGTCGCGAATATTTCGTGTCATAACTCCCACCGGCCACCATTTTATTGAGGTTGGCGGCCAGTAAATCAGTCGAGTCGCTATTTACCCAGTATGGCGTGCGGTATTTGCCGGCTATCAGCACCAAAATGTATCGATCGAGGTATGCCAGGCCGCCTCCGTCGGTATCGCACCGCATACTCCATATCACCGCCTGGGCGGTACTCACGCTCTGCAGTGCTGGCACGCCATAATAGGGTATGCCGATAGGCTGGCATACGATAACCGGCTCATCCAAAAATGCGTCCAGTCCCCCCACTAAATCGAACGGCAGTGTGTATTTTCCGACGGCATCCCGACTAAATGAACCCTCGGCTAATCCGCCCAAATAATCGGTGAACGTGCCGGCTGAATCATTTATCAGTCCGCCCATCAGCACTACATCGGCGGCATCCAGGCCAAACGCGCCGGCGGCAACGTGCATGTTAAAATTGTCGGCGCTAAGCGCTTGCGGATCAGTCCAGATTGGCATTATCGTCTCCTCCCCAAGGGATTCCCCTTAAACCACGGCGCTCGGGCGTTAACTGGCACGACATATCCCTGGCGCGTGGCATCTCCGATGGCGCCCGCCACAATCCGAGCGAACGACCGGAGTCCTCGCGTATCCAGAATCGAACCAGCTCCGGCGTTGATTGTGATATTGACAGTCGCACCCATGCCAGCGCGCCCGCCAGGTGCAGCGGCATAGCTCGTATGATCGTCATAATCATCATCCGATGGATAATCAGGTATTTCATCGTCAGCAGGCACATCCCCGCCCTCGTCGCTCGGAGGAAACGTACCCTCCGGTACATCCCCCGGCCCACCGGATTCACGCGCGGCGGCCGCGGCTTCGGCAGCTCTCTGCGCTGCTCTGCCAGCCGCGGCCGCTCGGCCGGTGATAGCCTCAATCATATCAGAAATCCACTGCAGCACGTCAATCAACGGCTGGAAAGCCTCCACGCAATCAATGGCCCACTGTATGAGTTTTTCAATAGATTTATCTAGTGTTTTTGTCAGTTCTTCTGTTATCCAGTTGAACGCGGGAATAATTGCGTCATATTTTATGTACGTCCACGCGAGCAGAATCAACTGCCAGAGCATGTCCCAGAACGGCACGATCCAGACAGTGTAAAAATACATCAGCCAGCCCCCTGCCCAATCCCAAATTGACGCAAATGCTCCCCGCCAGTCGCCCTCAATGAGCTGCAATAATGCAACGCCCAGGGTAGTCAGCCCTGATAAAACAACATCAACTATACCCAAAAACATATTCCAAAAACTTTCCAGCACCGAAACAATCACCTCCCAATTTTTTATCACCCAGCCATAAACGTACATAAATAGCTGCTCAAATATTCCCCATAGCAACCCCAGTACACTCCACACCGCCTCTCCTATAGCCTCTATCACCGGCGCTATTTTATCACGCAGCCATGCGAGAACCGCATAAATGCGGTCGCGGCTGGCTAAAATATAGTCATACAATCCAGTGATATATCCTTTGATTTTCGCAAATAATGTTTGCCAATTCCAATCCGACCCAGCCAGCAGACCCACTATCAGAGCGCCCAGCGCTATCAGCGCCGGATAGAGTGTCCCGATGGCCGTCACTATTATCGGAATGACTACCGCTATGCCTGCAAATAATGCCAGAATCGGCGCCATAATCGCAGCGAAGGCGATCCCCTTGGCGATAAGAGCCTTATAGCTATCATCAAGTGAACTATACCAATCAATCACCTTGATAACTATCGCCATAAGCTTTTCTTTTATCGGGATGAGTTTTTCGCCCATCTCCACGTAAAGCTCTTCTATGCGTTTTTTTATGAGGTCATTTTTGCCAGCGAAAGTATTTGCGTATTCGCTCGCCCTGCTCATCTTGCCCGATGCCTGCTCCAGTAAGACATTATATCGCACCTGGGCCTTTTCGGCGTCAGTAAGTTTTTCCCAAAGTAGTCCGTGCGCCTGAGCATAAACTTTGACGGTATTGTCATTCAGGCTTAGCCCTAAATATTCGGCACTTTCAGCTTCGCCTCGCATAGCACCGGCAATACGCTCTATATTTCCATTCAGGTCGCCCATGCCCGCGCCGAGGTTCCCCGTGACTTTCGTCAGCATGATCATCTGTTCTTGAGAGAATCCCAGGCGCTTGGTCATGTCAATCATGCGGGCGCTTGCGTTGGCGAGGTCTTTATCGGAGTAGATTTTCAGTTCATCGCCGAGCGATTTGAGCGACGTCTTCCAATCATCAAGAGTTCCGATTTTAAATTGCTGGTTGGCGGCGTCAACAGCATTCTGTAGATTGAAAAATGCTTTTTGGCTTTCGACGGCACCATCTATCAGTTTGTTGGCAAAATCAGCCGCTTTAGTGCCCAGTTCCTGGAGCTTTTCCCCCAAAACAAAAATCTGAGCGAAATTTTCCTTAACGAAATTCTTGAATTTCTCGAAGCGCCCCTCGGACTGACCGAGGCCGGCGTCGGTTTTATCGTCGGCGAGAATACTGACAACGACCTGATTTTCAGCGGCCATTTTGAGCCTCGGCGTGGATTAGGTTTTCCAATTCCATTTTCGTATTCACGAGATCATCCCACTCCCAGGGCATAATAGCCAGTTGCTCTGGCGGTCGCCCTAGCTCCAGATGTTTGAGCGCTCGAAAAATCCATAGAATATAAGAATCAGGCGCCGGCGTATCATCTTTATCTGGATCGAGCGTACAAATCGAACAGCACCGGTCGCGAAAAGTCGTTTGCCAATGTTCTCTGTCGCTTCGCTCCAGGTAAAATCCCGTGGCCTGATAATATGAACATGACCGACTTGTTATTCCTCGGCATCGTGGGCGGCGCAGCCAGTGCCAGGCATACCGCACGCCCACTGTCAGTTTTTTGAGTTGCCCGTTATGGAGGTGAGCAGCGGCATACACACTTCCATTTTCGCTGTCTGCGGGATGTAGCGGTGCCAGTCTGGGAGCGTCGAAATTGGCGTATCAATCTCATAGACATAGCCGTCAACGCCGATCACGACCTCATCATAGATCGTTATAGCCAAGCTAGATAGCACACCCAAATCCATATCCGGCGTTTGGCCTGCATTTGCTTTAAAATCCAGCTTAAATACGCGAAACAATAGTTCGGTATAGTTCCCGCGCCGGAATTTATTCATATCAATTGTATGCTCAGCCCCATCGCTGCTTTTAACGGTTTTGGTAGCCGCAATATCAAGTTTTATCATGGTTTCATCCTGTTTTATGGTTACGGCGCTATTGATTGGCGGTTCTGCACAACAACCGCGATAGCGGATGATATATCGGCGATAGGAGCCGCCTTGTCTACACTCGTCACGTTATATAGCTCGGCATCCTGCTCAAATAGCGGGATCGGCTCACCGATGATACCCTGAGTGGCATCATTCGGTTTATATGGGAATCCGCCCCGGAGCGTGATTTTCGGCTGGAGCAGCCCATTCGTTTTTGGCGACGTGTCCACGTCCAGCACCCAGACTGCCGGCAGGTAAACCAACAATTCGTTATAGTAATTGCTGACGATATTGCTTCCCCTGAGGCTAATAATCGCTCGAAGTTCTGTTTTGTTCTGGTGCCAATAGAGATAGTCGCTGGCTGCGTAGGCCTCATCCCAGGCGATCCGTTCGAGTTCTAGTGTCACCTCCGGTGATTTTTCTGCTCGTTTCGGGATGATTTTTCCGGCAGCGGTTGAGTTTTCGTCTGTCAAATGGTTGTCTATTGTGAGCGAAAACGATTTGGCATTGATGCGGTGCGACGTGGTAGGCAACGGCACGATCAAATAGCTCTGTACAACCGTCGGCTCAGTGCCGCCAGTCCATCCCTGCGCTGAGAGCGCTCGAGTCGTGTAAATTTTCACCTCCGCAGCAGAGCCACCGACGCCACCGCAGTATCCCCATGCACAATTGACGCCAGCATCGCCGTAGACTATGGCGGCATAACCGGCGTTGGGCGCTGTGCCAAAATATGGAGTAAATACCTGGCCAATATCCTTGAGGATAGGCGTCGCCGGCCCGGTCAGGATACTCAGGGCACCGACCGGAGCCAGAACCGTGGCAGGATTCCAGATAAAAATACCGCAGTCATCGCCAGTGTGGAAATGGTCGAAATTCACGATTTCCGGATGCTCTATATCTATCGGATTTACAGGATCGACGTCGCCGGCGAAACTCACTCCGTTAGCCAGGCAATCCAAGCTCAGCTTCACTTCCTCCCCGCCCTTGCCTGAAAGCGTGGCCTTATTTATAGTACATCCCTCGAACTCATGTATTTGCGGCCCTAGATTTAGATTGGCAGTGAAAAGCTCCGTTAGCACCTCCAGGAATGCAAAATGGTTTTTATATGCTACCGTAGCAGCCTGTTGAGTCGGGCCGAGGCCCTGCCCCATCATCGTTTTCCAGAACAGGTCCATCCCCCAGTAGGGGACGGTGGTTTCGACGCTAAATTTATGCTGTTTATATTCGCTGATAACGCGAGTTGGCCAAAACCGGCCATTAAACTCGTCGGTATTAATTTTAACGTTGAGTTTCACGTCCTCGTTAATTGCGCTGATATATGGCAGCGTTTGCGTCATCGCTGTCGATGCAGTTCCAAGCGAGGCCTGATCGGCCGCCTGAAATTCGGTATGGCCCGCATGAGCTGGATTCGGCATTGTTTTCTCCTAATTGTGTGACAGATATTGCATATAAAATTTTAATTCGATGTATCTCACCAAAGCGCCATCGTCTTCGATTTCTTGGCAAGAGCCGATGGCGTCGATTCTGGTCGTACAGATTTTAGAATCAGAAAACCGATTGAGATTGAGCAGATCAACTACGGCGTTGGCGTATAAATCTATCACTGTTTTATCAGCCTCGCGTCCACTCTCTGTTGCCCTCGGTCGGCGCTCGATGATGAATACAGAAAACGGCCAGTCAACGAGCGTGTATTGAAATGCCCGATTATTAAACTCACCCGGCGCTCCATAAATCGCTATCACAATGGCCGCCAGATTAACTCGTTGGCGGTAGCTATCCTCGATGGTGCGCAAAATATCCTCTATTTGGTCACTGGTCGCCAGAATAACATCGCGTGCAATTTTAGACACTGTCCCGCTATCGGCGTTGAAAGCGGTTTCAAGTGCCGTCTGAATCTTGCGCAGTAGAGGATCTTGGCTGAAAATTGTTGGCATTAATCGGCCCTCAAATAAACTTTAGCGAGCTTGTAAATCGCCTTGCGCATAGGGTCAATCGCTTTCACCATGAGGCGCTCGCGTCGGAATCGTTTTTGGCCATGCAATCGCATCAACCGTTTCTTTATCCGTTTAAACGTCTTTGCCGTTGTGTTTTTCCGAAGCCGCTCTTCGCTCAAAACAAAATCAGGCCCACCCCGCTGGGAACTACCGGCGTTCCATTTATAGGTAAATGGCGCTCCGTCCTGGTTGGGGCGAGCGACCGGATCGTCGGAGCCAAACTCAATACGCAATTTAGTGATGGTAAAGATATTATGTTTTTCGCCAACCTGAAAACTTTTCATCAACTCGCCGGTATCCTGAAGCGATTGCGGCTGGCTGTCCATTGTGGCGTCATTCCATGATTGATATTTTTTGCCCCGCTTGCGTCTCATTAGTTTGGTGGGCGTCGCCGGCGGTGCCCACGGCGCATCAAATCTCTCGCCCTGTGTATCAAAATTTCTCAGTATTTCGGCGCTAATAGCCAGTGCCGCTTCATTTGCAAACTCACGCCCCGCCCCTTTGCGAAAATCCGCAACGGCAGCGACTTTTATCAGTGCGGCCGTTAGCTTGTTATCATCTATGATAGCTTTTAGCATATCATGCCGTTTCTATCACGTCACCATCATGCTGGTCGGTATCGCTCGGAATGCTGCCAGGATCGCCCCAGTCCACAAAATCAGAGCTGGGCTCCATGTACATTTTTTCGACGCTCATGAAGGTCTCCTCAGTCCAGCTGTCGCCGTCATACTCGCTCCATACCGTAATCTCGCCATTTTTTATGCGCTCGAGCGCCTGAATAGAATTTGAATATAAATCGCTGTTTTTGAAGCCGCCCCGCTGCAAAAGAAAATAACCTGTCAGGTCGGTAACAAGGCTCTTTAAAAATCTCGGTGCGTTTGTTGTAGTGATGGATTTAATTTTTGCGTAATATCGTTTTGCCAGATAAGCAAAAATCGTGCCTTCAGCCCGGTAAATAGCGTTCTGGAAATGATTTTCGTCAATAGCCGAAGGTGTACCGTCATCATCAGTAAGATTAATAACGCCTTGAGTCGTGAGAGCATACTTGATTTCGGTGTCAGTGGCGATTTTAGCGGTGATGGCCATATTATATTACCTTTGCGACAAGTTGATATAAGAGCAAACCCACTACCGGGATAGCCGCACCAGCAGCTCCCCAGAGGCCGGATTTGATTTTTAGTGCTTCGATGTCAAATTTGAGCGAAGCCATTTTTTCATCCAGACGGTCAATTGCCTTGCCGAGCCGCTCAAGCTCCTTCATAATGAAAAGCGCGTGTTCCTCAAAGTTTTCACTCATTTTATAACTCCTTTTGCAGCCTTCGTTTTTCGTTATCAATACCCTGCGTTGTCTTTCTCTCAAGTACCGGCCATTCGCGACTTTTAAAGTACGGGTCAGCCCGCTTAAACATAACGGTTAGCGTAAACTCCTGCCGCTGATTGCCGGGACTGTGAATGATGATCGTTTCATTGCGGTCAAGGTCTTCTTCTACCCATAACGGAGAGTAACCGTTGAGGCAAGCGAGTTGATAGGTGCCCGACTTGAAATCGCAGACGTGCCTGGCCCATTCAGGGAGTTTTATGCGAGCTTCGCCACGAGTGGTAGCGCTACGGAAGGTGTAAAGATTGCGCTGGTAGTCGGTCTCAATGACGTAGTGGTAAAGGCTGTAATTGGCGTCGGGAGGGTAGTCAATCAAAAATGAGACGCTGCCAGTCTTGGTAATGTTGCCGACAACGTGAACGTCACCACTAAAGTAACCGGCCTTTTCACCAGCCGCAGCCGAACCGTAAATAGCGTAAGCCGTGCCTGCGCCGGCATTGGATACCGCGGCCTTGATGCCGTAATTATCGCCAGTGCTGCTAGTAATGCAGCTTATTTCGGCTCCGATATTGGCGCCACTGGCATTTTGGGAGCTGGCAAAAATAGCGGTACTCTGACCACTGTGATTGCTTTTGTCGTATATAGCGGTAGCATACGAAGCGCCTGCGCCAGTATAACCAGCGTCTAGCGAAAAATAAGCGATGCGGTGATTAGCGGCGTTATCGCCGGCTCTTGATACTGAAAGCCACCAATCGGAGGCCGGCGTGCCAGTGCCAAACTTGGCTTCGCCAGTGTCGGCTATCGTGAAAGCGGGAGTGCCAGCGGCTTTCGCCGTGAAGATGTCACCAGTAGAGGCTTGATTGATGGTAAGCGCTGGCTGTGAAGCGCTATCGCCATTAACGATAACTTCATCACTGAACTCGAACCAGCCGTCGTTATCCCATTGCAGATATTCGCCAGTGCTAGAGCCACCTTGATAGAAATAGAGATGGCGCGTGTCATCTCCACCATCGGCGCCGATATACATGTCATCAGCAGCCGCTACATTCGGCTCTCCATACACGCCCCAGGTATTGGTAGCGCCATTGGTAGCATAGCCATAAACGCCGGCGTTGGTGCCTCCAGTGATGCCGTCGGAAGTCCCGTAAACTCCATAATGAGTTTTTGTGGAACGCTTGCCCGCGGCTCTAGCATACACACCCATACACGATGCAATATTGGCGTCGGCCAGGCTGTTTAATCCGATACAAGAGGCAAGGCCATTGCCGAGTGAGTTGTTCTCTATCTGGATGACCGATGAGCCGGAAGCGCCTGTAAAACCGGCTGATAACGTCAGTTCTATCATATTGGAGTGAGTAGCATCGCCGGCTTTCGTGCCCTTTATCCACGTCGAAGTAGCTGCATCAGTATTCCACAACTCAATCTGTCCCGTGTTTTCAGTGCGAAAGACGGAGGTTGGAGTAGCCGCGCCGTTCATTATGTCGAAAATAGTACCGGTAATGTCATGGCCAACGATGCCAAGATAGCTGTCCATCGTGATATTGCCGTCGGCGGTGCGCTCGCTGGCAGTGCTGTAGCCTTCATCGGTGCGATGGAGGTAAACGCCATAAGTCGGAGTGGCTGTAGGTGTATCGGTCGGAGTAGCCGTGTCAGCGGGAGTGTTGGTGGGGGTGGGCGTCATCGTTAAATCAGCTCGGATAGTGGCAATGCAATCGTAGAGATCGGAAAAATTTGAGTTAATTAGCGCCTCCCAGCCAGTTTCACGGGAGGCCGGGAGGTAGACGCGACAGGCGCCGGAACCGTAATATTGCCCGCTAATAGCAAACCCGTACAATCCCAGACCCAGGCACATTATAACGATAGCGGCAATGTCGCGTTTCATATTATTCTCTCCAGGAAGCGGGCATGAGTATCAGTTTGTAACTGGCAGTGCCGGCGGGCGTACCGGTGCCGACCAGTCCGGTTACTCGGATGTCGGTTTTTTCGGGGAGGCCCGGCAGGTATGTCGATATGAGATTTTTGCCCTCACTCAGATATCCCTGCCACTGAAACCATGTTACCGATAAACCACCATACGCTTTTATCAGTATTTTTACCGTCGTCGCAACGGCAGCGTTACTCGATGCGTGAAGCTCTGTAATGTATCCCGTGTATTCATCAGGTATCGTATAACTGGCGCTGTTGGATTTGTTTTCTCCTGCCAGGATAACCGCCTGCGTCCCGCCTATGGCTATAGTGATAATGCCCTCATTAGCTCCGGTACTCCCAGCGGTCGCAACGCTGGCTCCCAGCACTCGCAAATATTTGAGCGCGCTTGTTACCGTTGCATTTCCGTCCAGAGTCATCGTCAGACTCGTGATGTCGTACCCACTGGTCATCAGTGTGAGCGCGACCGTACGCGCGCCCGTGCCCACAGGCGAACCGTCATCCTGATCATCATCAGATACGATAGTCACGTTAGCATCAGCTGTTGGCAGTGTCAGCACTCCACCAGCGCTCCAGTAGTCCTCTGCGCCAGTTGAGAGCGCTGGGTTGGTTCCGTAAATAAAAAGCGCATACGGATCGCCACCGACTCCGTCGGTTTTGTAGCCCCTCAGATATGCTTCCATGCCCAGTCGAAGAGGGTCCGATAAAACAGTTTTTTGGTTAAGATTCCACGCCTGAGCGTTCATTGCCAATAATACGATAATACCGATGATTGCTATTTTGAGTGGTTTCATATATATTTTTTCATTACGAAAATTTAGGAGGGGCAGGGGGTGTGCCCCTCCATGATGTGTGGCTAGGGAATACCAGCATGAATGGCGTTCAAATCACCGTTGGTATCAATAATTATATAGACTCTAAACTTTGAATAATTATTCATACCAATATACGGCACCCCTGTTGCGCCTGTTGATATATCAATTTCTTTGCTTTTTGCCTCTGTGAATCGAAAATGCGTCGCTGAAATATCTAGATACCCATCGGTTTGATTACTGATACTAGCGCTATTCCGGAGTTTAATCTCCTCCCACCAGGATTTCCATGTGAGCGAAAACGTCCGCATTTTATACCAGATCGGGCCATACCGCTCTATTTTAATGCCTGCTGGCGTTATCGTTGGCGTCGCTGTTGGAGTTCGAGTTGGCGTTCTGGTTGGTGTTGCGCTCGGAGTGTGAGTCGGGGTCTTGGTCGGCGTGCTCGAGGGCGTATCCGTCGGTGTATTCGTGGGTGTATCGGTTGGCGTTTCCGTCGGTGTCTCTGTGGGCGTATTCGTGGGAGTATCAGTCGCCGTATCGGTCGGAGTAGGCGTGTCAGTCGGCGTTGGCGTACTAGTCGGTGTATGAGTTGGAGTATCTGTGGCTGTGTCGGTTGGCGTAGGCGTATCGGTCGGCGTGTCAGTGGGTGTCTCTGTTGGCGTGTCAGTCGGTGTTTGAGTAGCCGTATTGGTTGGCGTATTGGTTGGGGTGCTAGTTGGCGTGCTCGTACATGTCCCAATAGCGTCTTCGGTTATTTCTATCTCGTCAAAATACGCGCTCATGCCCGCGCCATCTTTGGCTGTTGTTATCAATAGGCACACAGTTGAGCTAGTCGGGTTGAAATTGGTCAGCGCTTTTCTTTGCCACGTCAACATAAACGCTGGTTTTATGTCATCACCACCGATAGCCGCCTCACAGGCGCACTCATTGCAAACTCCGTTTTTTAACTCGGCCATGATAACTGTGTCGCCAGATATATCGGTCGCGTATACCCATATAAACGCCGTGTAGGTCGTGCCAGGGTTGACGGTGAAATAACGAACGCTAGAAACATCATTCCCGCTGGCCGAGTTGTGGCGGAGGCTATATGTCCCGGCATACACCGTGCCAGTATTGTAACTAGCGGTGCCGCCCGTACCGCAATGCGACCACAATGACTGCGTGGCCAGCTCAAAACCATCAGAAAACGAATCACACGCCCACGGCGTTGACGTTGCTAATGGCGTACAAGTTGGCGTATTGGTTGGGGTGCTGGTTGGCGTATTGGTTGGGGTATTGGTAGGCGTGTCGGTTGGCGTTTGGGTAGCTGTTTGCGCATACGCATATCCGCTCATGAGCATAAAAAATGCTAGTATAAATACGACGCTACCGCTATGGCATGGTGATCGAGACATTCAGATCACCTCCTCCGTCCACCCAAATGTAATAATCACTGCCGGTCCGCCCCCTCATTTTTAGGTAGGGCATACCGGCTGCGTTGGTTGTAATTGTGAGTATCGTCCCCGTGGAGTTTTTGACTCGGAGATACGTCGCTCCGATATCTAGGTATCCACTGGTTTCATTGGAGATATACCCGCCGTTCCTAAATTTCAGTTCCGGCCACCAGCTCGGCCAGGCGACGGGGTCGGCCGGCGTTTTAAACCAAACCGGCCCGTACTGCCAGTTGGTCTGTCCTGATATGGTCGGAGTCGGCGTTGCTGTATTAGTCGGCGTGTTGGTCGGCGTCGGTGTATTGGTCACTCCATAGGCAGGGCCGGCTATCGCCAGGAAAACCAGGAGGACTAAAAAAAATCTTTTCATGTTTTTTTTTCTCCTTTTTTCGGCTCTACCAGCGCCTCTGGCTGCCCAGCGGAAACTGGGGCAATAATGAACCATTTATCAGCCAGGATCGCTTTTTCCTGTTTTGCATCCAGCTCCACCACTGTCGGCCAGCCCTTGACAAATAGCAATCCCGATCGTCTCCGGCTCTCAAACTCAAAGAATTTTTTAAGTGTTACTGTAAAAAGTGCCATGAGAACCTCCTATAAACCAGTGATCGAAAAACTTCCGGATGCGTCGCACGCGGCGGCAGCAGGCCAAAATACTGGCATGATCTCATAGCGGGCATCCCCGCCGTATTTGACAAATTTTTCTTCTGTGACCATATCGGGTGTCAGGCCATTTATCCAGCCCATTTTCAGCGCCTTGCGCTCCTGGAGAATAATCGCTTTATAGGCGGTTTTTAGCTGCATTAAAAACCAGATATCCTCGCTATAGGCATCCAGCCACGGAAATTCGATGATCTCGATTCCTCGGTGGATATTTACCAAGCCAGTGGCATCTGTAAGCGACAAAGATTCAGTAAGTTGTCGAGCGGACTTCGATTTCGCTGTGGGTACCACGATAGTATCCGGCCAGATACCCATGAGCTTCCCCTGATCATCTTTCAGTTGTTTCATAGCGTTCATGGCTGTAGTCAGCCCATCGTCGTCCAGCGTAGCCGTGAGTTTATTCGATTGCGCACCCGAACTCCCGCTGGAGTGATCAGTATCGAAAAAATTCTGGCCGTCATACGCCAGGATTGCGCCGGAAATGCCCTGCATGAGCCGTAGAGCAAGCAGCTCAACTTTGTGCTGAACAAATTTTCGGCCTGCTGCCATAGCGCGCTGCATTATAGCGCCATACTGTTCGTCGTCAATCGTGTTTTTGTTGAACGCTATCGTGACGATCCAGTCGCGGTTGGCGACTGTTTTGTAATATTCAGATAGCTCATATTCGGTGCGCTTCGATATCCACTCCTCCACGCCCGGAAGCTCTCCAAGAATGGGATACGTTTCAGATTCTTTCGTGCTGGGCACGGTGTCCAGTATAGACAGGATTTTGGCAAGCTCCTGCTCTCGCGCTTGCATGGCCGCATTGAATTTTGTATTCATGCCAGCCGCGAGTTGTTTAGGTGTCAATGATCCAGTAATAGGCATTTTTTCTCTCCTTTGCGGTTAGCAATAGCCGTCGATACGCACGCGTACGGCGGTGGCTGATATAATGGCGACAACACGTCCAACGGCATAGTTGCCGGACGTGACGTTGACGGTTTGATCGTCGGTGCAGTAGGCGGTTTTCCCAATCCAGGTATTGTCGGCTCCCGATGCGGCAAATTCAAACTCGCCCCTAATGTAGGTTTTCACGGTCAGCGCCGAAGCTGCGCCGCCGGTATTGTCATACTCCTCGTAGGAAACGCCCAGAAAATGGGATGCCGCGTCGGTATTGGCGGCGGGCATAGCCAAATACGGAGTTTGGTAGTCCACCTCGACGAGTGTGCCCTGGTAGATGTGGACCGCGGCTTTTATGCCGAGATGATTCATAGCATTGTCAGAGCGCTTCGTTAATCGATTTGCAGAAGCTGCCATTATTTACCTCCATTCGATTTGGGTTTAGCGATGAGGCTGAAGCTCTCAATTTTAGCTCCAGCGTTAGCCTCGTACTGGGTCATCCCCATGAGAGCGGCAATTTCGACGCTGATGGCTGGCTCCTCTGGGATAGTCGACGGAGTGACCAGCTCGCCCACCGGCACCCTAGCAGCGTGCTCAGCGGCAAACGCCAGCATTTTTGCATATCCATCGGGCGATGCCTGCATAGCCATAAGCATTGGCTTGAGAGTGTCTACGGCCGCTTTGGTCAGGCGTTTTTCCAGAATGAGCGATTTGCAATCGGCGTCAACCCTGGCTGCGAAATACTCGGTTTCGAGTGCCTGCATGCGTATTAGTAATGCCTTTTTGTCAGCATTGGCTGCATCAATAGTCGCCTGCATCGCAATAATCCGCGCCTCGGCGGCGTCAGTGGGTGTCGCCTGCGGCGCTTCGGGAGCGGTCGGGGCAACGGGTTTCACGATAGTATCGGGCATAATTCCCTCCGTGTATTCAATGATTATACTGGTCAGCCCTTGAGCTGCCAGCGTGATTTCTGCCAGACCTGCCACCTCGGGCATTTCAGCGCCCAGGAATGCAATTGTTTTTAAAACCAGTGGCAGAATCTTATCAGTTAGTTTATTTTTAAAACCAGTTAAAATCTCTATACTCCGACTCAAAATCTGTCCATTTTTGATGCCCTGAACGATCTCTTCATTCACCATGCAATCGGCAAATAAATGAGAAATTCCCGCGATTGTTTTTTTATAGATTCTGATAATCCATCCCTGGGCGTCGGGCGAAAAATGCAAATAAGTGACTGGAAATTTGTACTGCTCCCTCAGCTCGTCAAACGCATTTATTAGCTGATCGATTTCTGGCTTGCCATATCTCACGCCGTGCCATGTGCCCTCCCTGAAAATATCGATCCCCTTGATTTCTCTCACTATTTTTTCCCCGGCTTCCCGTAGCAAGCGATTTTTATACTCTCAGGCACGCGTCCGCTGTGCCAATTAATATCCACCTCATACCACATCACCGGTCGCATTACGCTGCGACAATAGGGATGATTAGGTGGCGTGATCCAGTCCAGATCAGGATGATCTAGTTTAAAATATTTACCGGCCAGCCACGCGCACGGCTTCGATTGGCGGCTATCGCTGATGCCCACAAAACGCACGCCTACGACACCGCGGCTATTGCGGAACAACTCACGACGGGCAGCGTTCGTAAATCGCTCAACAGCGTTTCGGAGTAGCCGGTGTAGCAGGTCGCCATCTAACACCGCAGAGCCGGCCTCACTGGGAGCGTCCGGGAACGACCGCCGGGCAATCCATCGCTCATACATTTCATCTATGCTGGCCATGTACTCCGGCAGTGTGGCAGCGTTGATGGGGATATCGGCAAACAACCCCGCCATATCTGCTCGCAGCTCATCCATGCTCTCCGTCGCTCCGTATTCAGCCCACGCCTGAAGCCGGCTCCGAATGCTCTCGAACGCGGCTCGAAGCGCCTCCGGTATATCAGTCCCGCCCATCGGGTCGGCGGCAAAGGGCATCTGGCGACCGGCCAGCTCAGATTTGATTGTTCTGGCTGATATGTCTAACGCTTCCCACGTCATATCTGTGAGCTGGCGTTCAAAGGTTTTCACAATTTTCGTTCGGATTGGGGGGTTTTGAGCGATTCTGGTCTGAAATTGGCCGGCAGGGTCTAATGCGATCGTCGGATCGGCAACGATTTTTTCCCAGTGGTCGGCAACGTATTTTTTGATTTTTTCTTTTAGCATTGCGTACAGTGGCGAGAGCGCTTCGCGCATGATCTCTAGGTATTTGTCCTGGAGCGCAAGCAGCTCATCCACGTCGTCATCGCCACTACCGGCGCTAAACGCGGTCATAGCGGATTTCTCTGTGAGTATAGGCAGCGCACCTCTATTCAGTGAAAACATTGTTTCATCATTGGGCCCAGGCTGGGTCAACCCAAAAGCCCGATATACATCAGTTTTTAGTATGGGGATGTCGTTGTCTAGGCACATCTTTACCGCCTCACGCTCTTGCGCATTCAACTCGCTCACGGCCTGTACCCAGCTAAACGCTGGCAACTCAAGCATTTTTCCCCAGTTGTACTCCACTATCAACGGGATTATCTGCGTGTTGATCGCGTCGGAAAGCAACCACCTTAGATACTGTACGCGTGTTTCGCGTGTTTCTACATGAATCGCCGCCTGAGCGCGGCTTCCGAATTTGCCCTCGTTACTGGCCAGCGTTTGCCCTGTGATAGCCAGACTAATTTCAGTTTTCAGATCCTGGAGACAACTCCCAAATGCTTCGGTATCAGTGGGAGCGCTTTCAATCGCTAGATCAAACCGGTCAGGCAGGATGATAAATCCTTCCGCGGTAAGTTTTCGGCATTGCGTTTTAAAATCGGCGATAGCGCCCTCGGTAGCGTCGGATGGATATTTTCCGATTTTAATGCCGCTGGCCATTTTCTGGAGGTGCATACCGCGCAACCGCCAAAGCATATCTAATAGGTAATAAGCTCGATAAACAGGCCGCAAAAGTGAATTGCCGTAAGCCCAAGCAGCGGGTGTTGGCTTGTATGGCATGATGATGAGTCGCCCTGGCCATATCAAACGCTCGGTCCGTCCGCCGAGGCTCAGAATCACCCCGTCAGATTTGAGGTTCCCGTATGAATCGAAATCAAACGCTATATTCCACGGCGTACGCGGCTTTAGCGCTGGGCGATACAACTCCCGCTCCAGGTCGAACTGCCAAACCAACTCCGTCACCGAGTAGCCGTACACAATGCATTTCAACATCTCCTCGAAAACGGCCTGATTCGTGAGCTGGCTCTCGGCTCCATTTTCCGTTTTCAGCCATTGATGGTAAAGGCAATACTCAATCCACTTAGCTATTTCAATGGATTTTTCGCTCTCATCGGTCGGTGTGATTTGCCAGTCGCTTGAGAGCACGGAGGCTATAAGCGCCTCGACAGAATCTCGGACGTAAGGATCTTTCGAATACATGGCGTGATAGATGGCAAGTCCATCAGCATGCTCATTTACTAGAGTGTCAGGATTGGGGAGTCCTTGAGGCAGGGCGCTAGTCCAGGAGCTGTACTCCTCTATGAGCTCGGTCATTTTGGAACGGTCTAGCATATTGTTGCACTGGTGTTACATGTAACTATAAGTTAATAGTAGCGACTTGTCAAGCGGTTTTTTACCATTTTTTTTCGTTTATTTGCTCTTCTTGATGGAAAATTTCTATTTTTTGGCAGGAATGCCTCATCCTCGATACTCCCAATCGTTGGATGGCGAGCGCCAACGCTATCACGCCATCATCGTGGAATCCTTCGGGAGCGCCATAATCTATGCCCCCTGATTTGTGCAACTCAAAATCAAAAATCGAAAGCTCCTCGTGGAGCCACTGAAACTCTGGCGTCGCTGGCACGCGAAAGCTCTGCGATTCCACGGCGACCTGCAAATCCTGAATAAGCCGTTCCTTGCCGAGGGTGTAAATAAGCCCTTCAGTCGTCGCTTTTTGTGTCAGCTCTCCACGTCCACCAGTTATCCATATCCCGGCGAGTTTTGTTTTGGCTTTATGCGTTACGAGAGCAGCCTGTAACAACGGATAAAAAACCGTGCCGTAGCTCGTGGCGTCCAGATAGAGCAGCCCAGGATACTGCTGTAGATACTCGGCGATGATATCGGCCTGCTGCCGCCAGGTATAATGGCGAAATCGTTTTTGGTCAGCCAGTGTGCGGCTATTTTTTCCGATGGTGACGATGGCAGTGTAGTCGGCGTCCTGGCCGATGTCCAGTCCGTGCACATATTCGGTATCTCTGGCCGGTGCTCCAGCGAAAATTTTGTCTAATCCACTGAAAACCAGCCCTGCATCATCCGTAAATTCAGCTAGATAATGGATTTTGAAAACCGCCTCCGGAAGCTGTCGTTTTGCCTCGGCGATTTCAGCGGGATCGATGTACGGATTATTAGCGCTCACAGCGTGGAAGCTCATATATTCAGGATAATCGGGGTCATTGCCACGCAAGAACTCCTGGTAAAACCAGTTCTTGCCTCGCGGCCGACTGATGAGCAGAACGCGGCCTTTGGTATCAGACAGCGCCGGCCGCAGCGCCTCCTGCCAGACTCGCGAACCGTCCTTCAGCAGCGCGGCCTCGTCAATGACCAGAAAGTTGATGCCCTCGCCTTCGAGGTGCTGTGGATTATCGGCGGATTTGATCCAGATTCGGGAGCCGTTGAGCAACTCCACGTATTTTTCCGATTTGTTCCACGCCTTAATCAAACACTTCGGCAGGTACTGCTCAAAAAATCGCCAGCCCTTCATGGCCTGGGCGTACACCGGCGCCACCCACCAGATGACCTGGCTAGGCGCTTCGCCTGCCCGGATGGCGGCATCCACCCCAAGCAGAGTTTTTCCGAACCGGCGACCAGCGGATACAATTCGGAACCGGTGCGAATCGTTTATAATCTCGACTTGGCGGCGGAAGGCCAGGAGGTTGTAGCCATCTATTTTTGGCATATCATAAATACAAATAATCCATGTTATCATTTATTCGGCACTTATAGGTACTATACTCTCTAACAAAATGCATTTTATTTTTAAATAGTGGCCATACCCACTGCAACAAATATGTTATTATCTCGCATATTTTCAGATTATTCAGATTCGCTTTTACATATCTATCGATTAGTTTTACCTCATTGGTGTCTTGCGATATCGTGCATTTTGGAAAGAAATAACACTGTTCAAAATGCAATATAATGCAAAAATCCTCTGTACCAAAAATATCTTTTTTTGACCTTATCAGATTTTTTAATATCTTCAAAATCCCAATCTGCAATTGCTGAACTGCCTCTGCGTTAAACGTCAAAAATGTCGATTCACTTAAATTGCAAATATCTAGCAATTGCTTGCCTATATCATCAAATATTTTGCCTACCTCCTTTTCGGTATCGTATACTATAATAATAAATTGATTATCTTTTTCATTATCGGTTAAATATATTTTTTGAGTTTCCATTTATTATTCCTCTTCATCTAGTTGTGGCAGCAATAAAATATTCCCACCGAACCGCCTAGCGCACAGCCGGCGCAGCTCCGGTCGCATAGCAGCGCTTCGGTCGACTACCCAGACGCACTCGGCGCGGTCGTTGTCGCCTCGGTTTTGTTTCTCGGTTTTATTTCCGTTGCTTTTGGCGCAGCTCATCTTGGCCGTGAATTTATGGCAAGGCCATTCGGCGGGCACCATCGGATTTTCGTAGCTGGAGAGCACGAAGCTGCCTTGACAAGTGATCAGAGCGGCTATGAGCAACTGATATTGCAAGTTGTTGTATTGGCTTGCGTATCCCTGGTGCGTTCCGGGATAGGGCGGATCGCAGTAGAAAACTGTTTGCGGGCTATCCCATCGCTGGATCACAGCGATAGCGTCGTCGCACTCCAGGTGCGCCAGTCGGAGGCGCTCCGTGTATTTGCGCAAGCGTTCGGTGGCGGTTTTCCGGTTCCAGGACATAGCCTGGTTTTGGCCAAAAACGCACGTTCCCCATCCGCCATGAAAGATTTTCGCAAAACTCATCATAATATTCGTGAAATATGCCCAGGCTCGGTCGATGTCGGTGCCGTCGGCTGATTTACAGATTTGCTTGGCAAGTTGATGCTCCGCTTTTGCATAAGGCGTGAGCGATAGTCGATGAATGATCACTTCGGCCTTGGATTTATCCTGCATAACTCGGAAGAGATTGACCAGATCTCCGTCGATGTCATTGAGCACTTCGCTATAGTTGCCACTATTGGCGGGCGTCCACGGTTTGCCAAAAAACACGCTGGCAGCACCGCAAAACGGTTCGCAATAAACTGTATGCGGCGGGATTAGCGGGATAACGTTGTGTGCCATACGGCCCTTACCGCCATAGTAGGAAAAGAGAGAGTCCATACATCAATCTCGCTTTCTCAGCAGTTTTTTAACTGAATCTTTCCAGCGGATTTTCGGATTATTCATCAGCTCATCATATATCGCCTGAATATTCTCCCGTTTTTGAAACTCGACCTGTTTCCTCACAAACTCATTATCACAATCTTTCACTCTGCCTTTAATCCTGTTCATTAGCCCTATCCATATCTCGCTAACATCAGCGCATAGCGCATCGGCAATGTATGGATAACTCAACATCGGCTCAACGCTTAAACTACATTTGAAACCAAAACTCCGCATGAAACAAATACAGCGCACCCTCGACTGCAAACTCGGCGCATTAGGCTCCCAGAATTTAAGCAATTCATCATTCATTGCGCCTATCGTTACCCTGAACTCCACCTGCTCTATATATGGATAAAGCAAATTTTTTAAGGGCAATAAAACCTTTGGATCATTATCTGCTTTCGTTACCATTAATACCCGATTACCCAAATCCAGCAGTCCCTTCAATGTCCATAAACACCTCTCCAAATTTCCCTCGTGAATATCGTGCGCCGTCGGGAACATAACCACACCGTTATATTTTTTAATTTTTGGAATTGATTCCGTTTCGATATTCCAACTCCCCAATTTCAATCGCTTAAATCGCTCGGCCATCTCTCTAGCATAACAATATCTGCAATTATTTTTGCAACCCAAAATGCAATTAACACTATGCTCTGACCATTCCCTAGTACCAGTTTTCATTTTATCCCCTTTCCGGCCCGCTATTTTTTTCTTCCTGCTCTTGTTTTTTCAGTCGTATCCACTCCCGCACCTCATCGGCAGTGAGTCCCCCCGGAAGCAGTTTTTTTAGCTCCTCGCCAGTAATGCCAGCAGGAGGGAGCATGACGACGCCCTGGCCAACCAGGTTGGTATTGGTGATATTTACTTCGGTTTTGTTCTCTGTCTCGCCGGCACAGCTTCGCATGAACTTTTCGGCAACCTCGTACATTTTTACAGCACTGGCCTTATTCCATCTATCATTCGGGATAACTATCGTGATTTCGCCTTTCTCTCCTTTGATTTCCTTGCGCGCTATAGGATAATCCATCTCTCGCTGAGCCTCTTTCAACAGCGATTCGATAGTATCATCATAAAATTTTTCTAGTTTTTTCTTGTATTTTTCTCGGCGCTCATTGGCCATCGCCAAATCCCACGCAGCAGCCCGCTCTAGCCAGCGCCATGCATTGCGCATCTCATACCAGTACGTGGGGCACCTGGTATCTCTATTTGTAGATTCTTTTCCCGTCCCCTCACGTCGAAAAATCTCACTCATTGTTCTCCCCGTCCCCAGCGTCAAAAACACCGTGAACCGCGCAAACCAATCCTCCGGCTCGTCGGTGAGCCGCTCCCAGGGACGGTCAGGGGGCAGAATGGGAAAGTTGAGGCTGGGTGTCATGGTTTAATCGCCCTGTAATTTCCACCATGCCTGCAGCATAAATCGCAGCGCAGCCTGGACGCAAATTTTCTTGGTCGGAAAATTCATGATATGCACCCCATATCTCACCGCATCGGCCATCATTTTTCCAATAACCGCGTTCGGGTGAGCCTGACTCCGGCAGCGCTCCGTGCCAACATCCTCTATCAGCCCCTCAATAACGATGGCGGCGTGCGCCATCTCCGCCATTCGCTCTAGCTCCCGCTGGAATCGGTCAGTGAAAACGCAACCGCAATAATCGCTGATAGTTTTTCGCTCGACGCATATCCGGCTCTCAAAACCGACGATTGAATAGTCACCGGTTTTGAGAGCCTGTTCACGGATAGTCAACCCGCAGTCGTCCAGGAAATACGGCGATTGCTCGCGGGTGTCCTGAATGAGAACAAGGTTATGTTTGCGGGCGAGGGTGATAATGTCAGACATTTATTTAGACAAAAACGGGCGAATGCTCAGCAGTGATTTTTCCATTGAGCTGGCTGTCGAGAAACTCCCGCTGGACGGCGTCCTGTTGAGCAGTATCCAGAGCCTGATCAATCGCTTTAATTAGCTCAGGCATTTCCCTGATTGAAAATTTCACTTTTTTAGCTCCTTTGCTTGTTGCTTGATTACTCTATATTGCCATACCCGATCATGGCTGCGCCATTTGCGCTCCATCCCGTAGGCGTCCGGCCATTCATTGCCCACCACCCACCGCAGCTGCCAGCCCAGAGCGATAGCTGGCCGCTGGTAGATTTTTTTACTCATTAGCCGGACAAGATGATATTCCAGCCCCCGTGACGTGCGCTCGCTGTGCGCCTGGCAGTATGCAAGCGCCTCGGCAGCTGTTACCCATCGGAAGCCGAAGCTTTGATGCCAGAATTTTAGGAGTTCGTCGCCGGAAAAATTTTTCATTCCTCATTATAACTTACCCGCAATTCCCCAGCAAGAGGTTTTTTCGGTCCTCGCAACCTGTTGATTTGCGCAGTATCAAAATTTATTATCAAGTTTGCGTCAAAGCGGACCCAAGTATATTTTCCCTATTGCATTTTCGGATTACCTCTAATCACTGTTAGTTAGTACCGTCCAATTTGAGCAAAATCCTTTTAAATCAATGAATTGGAACTTGGCTAGTAAATTTCGTTCTGTCGATCTAGTTCCAGCCTTAGCGCCACTAGGCGGGAAACGATTTTCTGGAACTAGCTGGAACTCTTCCCCTACCCCTATATATGGGACCCTATTTATTTTATTATTTTATTATTTAATCTCGACCCCTATATATTGATTCTAGTTCCGTAGTTCCGCGACTATGGGATTCTGTAGGGCTAGCGGTCAGGAACTAGCAAAAAACCTAGTTCCGTCTAGTTCCGTAGTTCCGCGACTACGGTTTTGTTCACCCTATAGGCCGATAGTTTAATTTTTGGCAAAAATTCTTTATCCAGCCGGTACTCGCCAAACACTCTGCCGGCCATCCGTCGGAGCAGCATCCCGGCGCTGATATGTAGCTTCTTGCCCTCTAGGTTTAAATCAAAACAGTCAGGGAAGCTCTCTCGTAATTTCCGATTTAACGGCTCATCCATCCCGGAGTCGGTAATAACTTCCTTCACTAGCACTTGCCGATCCCCATAGAGGGCATGCCAGGCCGCCAGGAAGCCCTCCCACTCGCCGACCTCCTGGTCTAGCCGCTCAAATACAAAGCCTTTATTAGCAAGAAATTCCCGCTCGCCGGAAAACGCCAGAATCGCTCCGATTATTTGCGTCCATGATTCGTAGCTGGCGAGTGACTTGATTTGGGTTGGTGGTCTATCGGCGTCAAGCCAGCTCTTAATCATGATAATTAGCGCTTTTACGAGGTCCCCGCGATTAGCTCTAGCCCAGGCAATTAAATCGGCGTGCTTGAAATTTTCTCGCTCCCAGGGATTGGCCGTTTTGGCATCTATTCGTATCCGATAACACCGGCGCGCTAGAGTATCCATCACCTGGAGGTTATTCCCTGTGGCCGCCCACGTCGCCTCCTGAGCAAAAGATTTGCTTTCGTTGCGGCCCAGTAGTCGATCCGTCCAAAATGGATTTGTCAACGCTAGCGCAAGCACGCTTGATTTTAACGGCACTTCGATATTATCGAAAATAAATAAATTCTGGCCCTTGGCCAGTTCGCTAGTTATCAATTTTCGGAGTTCCTCGTCTCCGACATCCTGGCGGTCGGTGGGCAACGTCAGGAAACCAGCATCGCTCCCAGTGGCTATGATAGAAAACAACTTCGCCAGCAAACTCTTGCCGCTCCCCATGATGGGCGCATCTATCAGCGCCAGTGGCACCTGTCCATCGAACAGGCAGCGAACGAACGGCGTTAGGAGTAGGCCCAGATAATTAGTTTTATCAGCTTCGGTATCGAACCGAAAATCACCTAGTAACTCATCCTCAATGAACTGCCTGGCATAGCTGGCATCCTCGGCAGTTGGAGTATCATCTATCGGCGGAAGCGTAAAACCGGGCGCTGGTAGATAATAATAGCGCGTTACTGGGTCGTATCCCTCTTTTGCGATCACAGTGCCGTCAGCTCTGATAATTGGCGTTCGAGTTATGAGTTTTAGCGGCGGTAGGTTCTGGTATGATTTTTGTTTCACTAGATTTTTAGCGATTTCTATTGGCGGGTAGGCGGGCGCAAGTTTGTCCTCACTCTGCCGCAGGCAACAGATAATCCGGCTGATTTCACCCCGCAGACTCTCGGCGTCATAAAAATCTATGCTGGCAAGGCCAGATTCGTCTTTGATTATGCGTGAGAGCGCGCCCGCGTGGAGGAAAAGTTTTTCCGGTTTATTGGCGGCCATGAGAGCGGCCATGAACTCGTCGCTCAATTCAGCCATATCGCGATTTGATACAATTACCGTCGGAAGTGTGTCATTTCGCTTAAATGTATCTTTTGGAGTACGCTCCTTGATCGCTCGTTTTACCTCCCGTGTTCCCATGCTGATTGCCTGGCCAATCATTTTGGCGATTTCGTCTCTATAGAGAGGGTCCTGAATAGCTGCATTTTTGGCGAGGTCGTCTAAAAGCATTTCTTTCTCTATGGCGCTATTAAATTGCCCGCTGGCAAGCACAGCCCTGGCCAGCCATATCGGTGCAGCCTGCGCCCGGTCGATCATACGCACGTACTGGGGAGCTCCGAGCCGACGGACGGTAGTGTCGGGGTCCTGTTTTTTTTCTGGATTATCGCCATCCCGCATCTCGCAGGGCTCTATAACATAAACTCGCTGGTCGGTAGCGCTTGCCAGACGCTTGATTGCGCTGATGGTATTCTCGTGGCCGGCTCGCCGACCGTTCTTGACCTCGTCGAGGTCAAAATTCAGAATTAGACGTTTCGATTTGAGCGCCTTGAGTGTTTGGATTTGTTCATCTGTCAGGTGTCCACCCCCAGTGGCGACAGCACATTTTATGCCCTCTCTATGGAGCGCCAGGCAATCGATCATTCCCTCCACGATAAGCAACTGCTCAGTATTTTCGACATACTGGAGCCCAAACGGACTCGTTTTTTTGTGGTCTGCCAGAAAGAAATATTTAGGTTCTTGACCGGTCAGCGACCGTCCCCACCAGGTCAGGATTTGGCCGTTTCGTGCACGCCAGGCGCCGGTTATGCGGCCCTGCCAAACCCATACGGAACTGTGGTCGTTGGCCGGGAGCGGGATGAGTCCGTGTTTGCGCAATATTCCCAGCGGTAAATCCGCTTTGTTGGCCAGCTCTGCGATTTCTTTGCAGGTGGAGTAATAGCCGAGTTGGAATCGGCGCAAATCATCATTATCGAAACCGCGCTCGTTCATGTATTGCCGAGTCGCATTTGCTTCCGGCTCATCTCGCCACAGCCTGCGCTGTAAAAGCGAATTGAATCCTTCCAGGGTCTGTTTTTCCGTTACTTCATATTGGATTTGCTCTTGGGTTTTTCGCTCGAGAGTTTTGTATCTGGGCGTGCCGTAGGCGTCTGCTAGCCAATCAATTGCCTCCGGCAAAGCGAAATGTTTAACGGTGTCCAGCAGGTCGAAAATATCGCCTCCCCGCTGGCAACTGAAACAATAGACGCTGCTCGTTGACTCATACACCTGGAGCGATGGGCTATGATCCTCATGGAATGGACACAGAGCCCGCTTGTTTTTTACCTGGTGGCCGAGGCGCTCTAGGACAGCGGTGATGCTGATTTGGGATTTGATAGAATCTAAATTCATTGCCGATCCTTAAAAAACAGAAAAGCCCACGGCGGTTCATGCCGTGGGCGAAACGGAGAGACACGATGGATATGAAGATAAAAATGCGCTATAAAATAAAATCACTGTGTCTCTCGCTCCTAGAAATCGTGAACCGCGATTTCGTTTATTTTATTATTTTATCAGCGCTTTGTCAAGCGCACTTCGTTCCGTGCCGGCGCTTCGCCGTCAAGACTTCGCCTCAAAAACCCCTTCACATCGAGAAGGTTTGTTTTTTCGTGTTGGATCAGCGCCCAGGCCATAGTCACTTCCATCCATAGATGGAAGCAAATTTTAACCAGTTTTTTTTCGTTCGGATAGTCTCGGCCTTTGAGCATCCGATTAAGGCTTGGCGCCGATATTCCTATTTTTCTGGCCGCTGCTCGCTGGCTCATCCCGCTCTCGGCGAGAGCTTTTTTCAGATATTCGCTGAAAGTTACCATTCTATTTCATCCTCCTCGTAATAAATTTTTTTATCGTAATCTGGCGTTGGCTGTATCCAGCGCCCACAGTTCAATGTCCAACATGTCCGCCAGGGTGAAATATTTGCAGGCGGGCGTAAATGGAAGATCTTTTATTTTCTCATACAGCATCACGAGCTGCTCTGTGGTGGCGGATTCCGTCCACGCTCTCAGTTTGCGGCAGTCTTCGCCGGTCGCATACGGCGGCAATTTATCGAATATCAGAGTTTGGTATCCGGCTCGTGACAGCGTAATTTTCATGATTGCGACTCCCAGACCTCGCACGTGCCGCACTGATTTGTTTTGAACGTTATGCCGAAACTGCGGCAATATTGGCATTCGATTAATCCGATATAATTGTCACCGCTCCAGTGGCAATTATCGCAACGGTGGTCAGGGATAACCCTGGCTGTGAAGCTCATTGATCGCTTGGCCTCCGTAACTGTATGAGGGAGGTTTTTTTTCGCTTGCATGTATCTGCAAGTATTTTATTAAATTCTAGTATATTCACAGTATCTCCATTATGCTAGACAACCGAGCGCCGTACTGCCATGCGAGAAATGAAAACAAAAAAAAGTCGCTTAACTCGCCTTGGCGAGCTGGGGTTCGGGTCGCCCGGAAGGTTTTTTTATTTCAGTTTTTTCGGTCCTTGCTTCAGGAGTATTTTCATTTTTGGGCTGATTTTTAGGTTGTTAATAATTGTATTCCGATCTGCTCCGCATGCCTCGCAAATACACTCAAAACTCAGGTCGCCTCCGCTCCGGCCCTGGAACCATGCTATCGCATCATCCCGCTCGGATGGTAGCTCTAGATCGTCGGCGGCGCGTCTGACGATTGCGCCCAAGAGAGAAATTTCTTCAGTCATGATCCGCCTCCGCCAACCATTTTGCCCAGCTCGAAAAAATTTTCTCTATTTTGCAGTCCATAAAGACTGCGATTTTTTTTAGCGACCGCTGCGACGGTTGCCCTCCGTTGCACCAATTGTTGATGGTGATTGGCGTAACGCCGATTTTTCGGCCGAACTCAGCCAGGCTAATTTTTTTCTGCCTGACGTAACATCGTATTGGGCAAGCCGCAGCCCATTTTTTTTTGGCCTTGTCTATATCTGTCCGTTTTTTACCCATTTTAAGCCGCTTTCGTGGGATAAGCCCGCTTTTGCCTGCGCTAAACGGGCTTGGTTAAACAGTTAATTTCTAGTCTTGATTTCGCCTTCCTCGATATAGAAACCGACGCCTGCTTCATTGGCGACGGCCTCCACCCAGACCTGAAAATCCTTTTCCTCTGCCATTTTAGCAACAGCAGTCATGCTATCCGCATCCAGGAGCGACCCGTCTTTCACGCTCATAACTCGGAGACCGGGGTTGAGCGCCATCCCAATAGCCAGTCCGATGCGCCATTTTTCGGCCTGCGAAAGTTGTTTTATCGGGATGCCATTAAAATCGACACCGGCGTCGGTCAGCGCCAAGCCGGCGATAGGCATTTTGGCCGATTTGATAAGCTCGCCCTTGGCGATTTCGGTTCGGGTTATTTCATCAGTCATGCTCTGGCTTTGCAGTTCAGCGTCGCCAAGTTCCCCTTGAAACCGCTGTTTTTCTTGGTATTTAGCGACAAGCTTATTTTGCTCAAGAGCATGACTGATTCGCTGGTTGATCGCTGCCATATCAATCCGAGCAATTTTGGTATCAGTGATGGCTTTCAAGGAACTTGTGAGCATTGATTTTTTTATTTCAAGTGCAGCAATTTCCTGCTTTAACTGCTCAATGCGTTGATCACAGATGACCATTTTATCTTGGTATTCCAGCGATTTTTGTTCCATTAAATTGGTATAGTCATTCTTTTGATGGGCGTCATTTAGTTCCATCTGAAGAGCGCTTATGTCAACGGCGGCCTCAGGGCAAGCCGCAGGCAACTGAATAGAATCCGTCTGGGCTTTTAGCCGTTTAACGTCCCGATTAATTGCCGTTCGCTCATCATAGGCAGCCTTGCGCTGCGCTTCAAGCTCATCCCATTGCGTCTCGATGCCGAGCAGCCCTTTCAGCGTTTTAGCCTGTTCAGCGTGAGTCGCTTCTATGAATTTTAGCGGGTCAAAGCTTAATTTGCCGACGAACCCATCCAAGAGAGCCTGGGGGCTTTTATAGATGGAATTATCCCGTTTATTTTCAACGATCAATTTGCTTTTTCCATCGGCCTCGATAGTCTGGATGACCAGCATGTCGCCGAGGTCAATCCGTATGCTCCCAAAGGCTTCACCGGCGCGCACCGGTTTTTCCTCATGCGCACCCTTGCCACCGAGCGCGTACATGATAGCGTCAATTACGCTGGTTTTTCCAGCTCCATTTTTGCCGGTTAGCATTACAATATTTCCGGCGGGAGTAATATCAACGGCTTTGAGTCCTTTGATATTATTGATTTTTAAATTGATTATTTTGTACATATTACTTCTCGGTTGATTGTTATAAGCTCCCCGGATGTGGGGGCTCGTTCATTTGCATAACCAGCGACCGGGGTCGCCTTGCGACATCCCGTTGGCAGGCGTGTTCCTCGCACCGGTACTCAGTATCGCCGTCTGTGAGGGCGACATAGAACTCGCCCTCCTCGGTACAGCCGCGAACGGCGCAAATTTGCATATCGGACTGCGCCAGACGTTCCGCTTCACACTCGCCGCTTTCCACGCAGCCGAAGCAGCTGCGGGGCAGTTCCTCGTATCCATGCTTACAAGTTGTCATTATTTTGGTCTCCTATTGGTGTAATTGCCGTTGGCGTCGAACCCGTCGGTGTGTTCGGCGGTCGCCGAGTGGAGTATGGTGTGCATGCGTCCAGCGGCGTCCTGATATTGGCGACGGATTGTTTTTAACGGTTTCATCGTCTGTTTGCGCATGAAAGCCACTGCAGCGGCTTTCGATTCGAATACCTCTGAAACTCCAAACGGTGTGCCGTCGTCGCCTTCGACGCGCCAATCACCATTTTCTTTGTCTTGGTATAAAAACATCATTTTTTCCTTTACATTTCCCTACAGTTTCGGCCCGGTTTCGTACTGGAGAGCTGCCCACAGCGCTTCCTTCATCCCCTCTGTGCACTGTGCCAGCGGGGTGCCGTTGCAGTGAGCACGCACCAGGTCATTGCGTTTTGCCTCTGGCAACTCGGCCAGGAGGCGCATAATCTCAACGTCGGTCACCGGTTCCGGTGCCGGCTCTGGCGCTGGAGCAGCTGGAGTGTGAATATCGATATATGAACGAAGCGCCTTGCCCTGCTCAATCATTTCCGATTCAGTGGCAGGCTCGGTCTCGCTGGGTGTGTAGCCCAGCTCAATCGCCTGAGCGAGGCGCTGGCTATACGCGGCCAGAATGCGGGGGCTGATGGCTGAGATCGCCGTCGGCGAGGCCGGAAAATATTTAGCCAGTTCATCATACCGAAGCGGTATCCACTCAGGGAGCCGCCCCGTACGGTCGCCGGCCTCGAATGCGCCGGCTGGCTGGCAATAGAGTCGACGTCCCAGTTTTTCTAGGCACGCATAGCCTATGATGGTGCTGGAGCCGGTGATAAACTCACGCGCCTTCCCCGACAATGACGGCACGGTTTTCGTCCGTTTTTTCGTGCCATCATCGACCTCTCTGTCGCAGCTGTGGCTCGTCATCACCAGCCCGAATGGGCTGGTGATGAGCATGTTGAGGGCATCGCGAAACTCCCTCATGACCATGCTAAAGCCCTTGCCAAAACCCTGGTCGCCCTCGTAGTCGATGCCCGCTTTGCGGCAGTACCATTGCTGACAGTACAGCCAGGCATTGTCGATGGTGTCTATGATAATTGTTTCATAGAAATGCGTTTCGCTTAAAATATCATTGATGGCCCCGCGAAATTGGAGCCAGTTCGACACAATGACTTTACTCGCCCGCAGGGCGACGAGTCCATTCTCAGTATCCAAAAATAAAGCTTTTGGAAACTGAGTGCAGAACGTGCTTTTCCCTATCTTCGGTTCTCCGTGTATTAATACTCGGAGCCGCCCCAGGTCGACCTGGGGCTCAGTTGGTTTTGTCGGTAACATAGTTTTTTTCCTTTGAGTTTGTGGCGTTAATAGTTCTCAATCCGCTCCAACCAGCGCAGAACGTCGATGGCAGTTAAGTCACCCCAACGGCCTGCATTCCGTTGGCCGGTAAAAAAAACAATCAAAAATTGAGGAGATCCGTCTTCCCATTGCTCGGGACATTCATCCAGTAGCCGATCGGTATCTTCGACAATGTTCGTTGGCGTGATTGCCTTGGGGAAAAAGCCAGGCCAGGGCTTGTACCCCGGCCGGCGCTGATCAGCATCCGCACCGAGATTTATCACGAATGCTATTTACCCAATCCTCGTAATTCTGTGGATCATCCATAGTATCCATATCAGAATAATCAAAATCAGCATCGTCAGCATCGTCAGCATCAATCTGCGATGCGTCGTTAGCTGCATCAAGCTGTCCCGCTCGGGCAGATGCATTGTTTCGTCTTATAATTTCTAATGTACTTCTCATTGGTTTCTCCGTGTGTCTCCTTTTGTACCGTTTTTCGGCGGTGTTTATGATCTCCGTTGGCGTGATTGCCTTGGGGAAAAAGCCAGGCCGGGGCTTGAACCCGGCCGCCGGCCTGACCGGCTGGCTATTTTAGACCTCAAGTCCTTTGCTGGCGCAAATCGCCAGCACCTGATTGAGGTTTAACCGCTGTCCAAATTGTCTAAAGCTTATCTTTGACCGGTTCCATTTACACGAAATATCAACTGTCCATTCAGTTAGGATTTCAAACTGATATATTTTTTCAGCGAAACCCTTAAATTCGCCTTCCAGACGACGCTCGTCTCGTCTCCGCATGTCGGCGGATGTCGCCGGTTTATAAATCCTAAAAAACTCTTTCGTTGTCATCGTCTTCTCCGTTTTTGTGCCGCCTCTCGGCGGCGGTTGTTTTCTCATTCATTCTGTATGATCTAAATATATCATAAAAAAACTGCTTGTACAAGCGCAAATTTGATGGTGAATTATTCAGTAGTTTCAAGCGTCATCTAAATAAAAAAGTTTATTTAAAACAGCAGCGATTAATGCTCGCCCCTAGCGGCGGGCGGGTCACAAAAAAAAAGCCAAAAAAAATTTTTTTGAAAGTTTTTTTTGGAAGGAGAAAAACAACAACCGCCAGCAAGCTTGCAAAATACTATAAGAAAAAAGGATTGAAAGTTGCTCTTGTACAAACTGAT